GTCATGCGTGAAAAATAATTTTTGAGGTCGAATTAAATAGCCCCATCAGTTTTTGTAACGCGCCGACCGGTTTACCCTTTCCGGAACGGTGTAAACTGGCCCTGCCGATGGGCGGGCCTTTCTTCTTCGAACCGGTGAATTCCTGTTCAAATTTGCGGGGTAGGGCAGTCGGGTAGCCCACCAGGCTCATACCCTGGAGGTCGTTGGTTCAAATCCAACCTCCGCAACCAAGTTTCAGGGGCCCGCCGTAGGGCTTCCCTCGCAGACCGAGGGATGACGGGTTACTGATCAAGATTTGCCCGAACGGTAGTGAGTTTCAGAGTGTCGGCTATTTTGGGCCAATGAAGTGAGGTGCAGCCAAGCGAGCACCTCGCCGACCTCTGAAAACAACTTGGGGAATAGCACTCAGGGTGAGTGCGCCCGGCTGTTAACCGGGATTGAGGTTGGTTCGATCCCAACTTCCCCAGCCATTTCGCCCTCACGGGCAACGTAATACAGGCGGGCCTTAGCCTCTACGGACAACAGCCCCTCGCTAAGAACGGATCGCTTGAGGGTTCAAGTCTGCGGCCCGTGACGTAGGATCGGTTGGAAACTGATTTCGCCTGTACCCTATATGCAGCACAAGCTGCAATTGCCGATGTAGCTCAAATGGTAGAGCAACCGCCTTGTAAGCGGTAGGTTGTGGGTTCAAGTCCCATCTGAGGCACCATTCGCCCTCAAGGGCAACACTATTCAGGACGACGACCTACAGAGCCGGATCGAGCCAACCAGATGGTGCGCGTGGCGATGAATAGGAAGCGTAATACCGCCGCGAAGAGGTGGGCCTGAATCGGCAATACGGGGTGCTCCTCTGTTCAACAAGAGTACCCCCTCTTATTCAGGCGGCGGCGTGGAAAGCAGACACGCTTGCACGAAGGATTAGCCCAAGAAGCACTTGGTCGTAGTTCCTGTTTAAAAGGCTTTGGGTCATGTCCGCCTCGCAGGGAATAACGCTAAAGCCAGCCTAGCGACTGGCCCGCCTGAATCATATTCCAGCGCCCAGCCGCAGGTGGCGCGTAACGGCGGCAGTGACCGGGATGCGGGCATGGGCGTGATTGACATGGTCCGCTCACCTCCCTGGGGGTTGCTCAACCTGGCAGCGACGAGTGTGTGGGGCACCCAATCGTTGGGGCGTTCACTGTGCACTCCGTTAGCGCACGCTGAAAGCATCTGCGGTCACAAATTTGCGGGGCTGGCATATCGGCTGTGCTCCAGCCTTCCAAGCTGACGAGGCGGGTTCGACTCCCGCGCCCCGCTCCAGTTTGAACCAGGAGAAGTCCGACATGATCACACGGCGAGCATTTTTCAGCGCGGCAGCTCTCGCGTCACTCTGCGGCGTTGCGCAGTCTGCCGGCCGTCGAGTGTCCTGCGTCACCGGGGATCCGGGCGAGAGGCTCTACTGTGAGATTGTCGCCCAAGGGAAAGGAATTGAGGTCTATCTTGATGGGATGCTGCAGCGTGATGCCAAAACTGCTGACGAAGCTCTTGGCCTTGTGTTCCGGCACGCTTACGCATCGAATGGGCGGCCACTATACAACCGTGTGAGTGGTGAATGGATATACGAAACCGTTTACGGAGACGTTGAGATACGGGTCGTGTGAGGAGGGGGGGCGCGATGGCCCTGCCATACCTGAGGACCGGGTTGGATATACTCAACCAGTTCCGTGTGCCTCTGCCTGAGAAAAGGGCGGATCGGTTCTACCTATCGCCAGAGTGGCGCTCGTTGATGACAAGGATGATTGCCGAGCGCGGTCGGCGCTGTGAGGCGTGCGGGCGAACAAAGTGCAGGATCTTCGGCGACCACGTTGTTGAAATCCGTGACGGAGGCGCGTTGCTTGATCCGCTGAACATCAAGCTTCTGTGCGGGTCGTGTCACACCAAGAAAACGAATGACGAGCGCCGCCGACGCGGCGCCGTCCAGTACGGAGCCGACAATGGAGAAGGACGAGACGCTGTTCGTGCCGACACGCGAACAGCGGATGACAGTCTGCAAGGCGATCTACGCCGATTGGGACCGCAAGATGATCGCGCGGGATCTCAACATTTCGACGCAATGCTTGCAGAAGCACTTTCGGGACGAGCTGCGAAACGGTCGTAGCCTGCTCGCCAAGTATGCCAAGATGGCTTATGTCGAAGCGGCGTTTGGAAAGCAGAGCGTGGCGTCGTTGCGCAAGATTTCCGAAGAGCTGGATGCCCCGGCGGCCAAGACAGACGAAGCCCAGGCCACGGCAGAAAAGAAGCCAGAAGCGGTTGGCAAGAAAGAGCAGCGAGCGCGAGATGCTCACGCGGCCGTTGGAAACGGGATTTTCCAGCCGGCCAAGCCGCCGGCTCACATGAAGCCAGTGAATGGCGCGCATTGATGCCTGGTGGGACACAAGCTGTCCTGACTGGAAGGATAGGATTGTCGATCAGCGATCACTGATCAGGTTCGATCCTCTGTTTCCTGCCGAGGCAGAGTCCGGCTTGAACGTCTTCAACAACCTGGTGATGGCTGATGTGGCCGGATCGCCGCGTCTTGGCAGTATTACCAGAAAGTGGGCCGCAGACTTGGTCTCGCATGTCTTCGGCTCATACGATGCCGAGTCCGGGCGGCGACTGATCAACCAGTTCTTCCTGCTTCTGGCAAAGAAGAACGGCAAGTCGAGCCTATCATCAGGGATCATGATGACGGCCCTGATCAGGAATTGGCGAGACTCTGGTGAGTTCCAGATTCTTGCCCCGACCAAAGAGGTGGCTGACAACAGCTTCGGCCCGGCGCTGGACATGATCCGGCACGACAACGAGCTGAGCAGGATCCTCCACGCTAAGGAAAACCAGCGGATCATCCGCCACCGCGTCACCAATGCCGAACTGAAGGTGGTGGCGGCCGACAGCGAGACAGTTGCTGGTGGTAAGGCTATCGGCACGCTCATTGAGGAGGTCTGGGCGTTTGGAAAACGCGCCGATGCAGCGCGGATGTTGCGCGAGGCGACTGGCGGCATGGCATCGAGAGCAGAAGGCTTCGTGATCTACATCACGACGCAGAGCGATCAGCCTCCAGCCGGAGTATTTGATCAGCTGTTGACGAAGGCTCGAAGAATTCGGGATGGGCTTATCGTTGACCCGAAGTTCTTGCCGCTGCTCTATGAGTATCCGGAAGAGATGGTCGCCAAGAAGGCGTATCTTGACCCGAAGACGTTTTACATACCGAACCCAAACTTGGGTGCGAGCGTTGATGAGGAAGAAATCCTCTACCAGTTCGAGGACGCCAAGAGGAATGGCGCGGCCGCACTCGCCGACTACCTTGCCAAGAGGCTGAATGTTCAGATCGGAGTTGGTCTCAGGGCCGACGGATGGGCTGGGGCCACGGTATGGGAACGTGGCACCGACAAAACTCTTACTCTGGAAACGTTGCTTGATCGTTCTGAGGTCGTCGTCGTTTCCATGGACGGCGGCGGGCTTGATGACCTGCTCGGAATCGCGGTGCTCGGCCGGGAAAAAGAAACTGGCAAGTGGCTGGCATGGGGCCGGGCGTTCATCGCCCCGGAAGGTATGTCGCGCCGCGCGGCGAATGCCGTCCATTACGAGCAATTCATAGCGGCCGGCGATCTCGTTTTCGTGCCGTCGCTACCGAATGATGTCGATGGCGTGATCGCCACCGTGTCACTCTGCTTGGAGAGCGGAAAACTGCATGCGGTCGGTCTTGATCCGGCCGCACTCGGCATCCTGGTTGACGAGCTGGCTTCAATCGACGTGACTGTCGAAAACGGATTGCTGGTGGGCGTGAAGCAGGGTGTGGCCCTCATCGGTGCCATTAAAGCCTGTGAGCGGAAATTGGTCGACGGAACACTGAAGCATGCGGACCAGGCCATGATGACTTGGTGCGCAGGAAATGCTGTCGTCGTCCCCGTGCCAACCGGCATTCGAGTTGCCAGGGACGCGAGCGGTTATGGAAAGATTGATCCGCTCATGGCCCTGTTTAACTGCTGCGCGATGATGTCTTTGAACCCTCAGCCCAAAGGCGAAGTTGCAATTCATGCGATATGAAAGGTAAGCAATGAGCTTCTGGTCTGGTGTAAAAAGCCTCCTGTCTGGGGGGAGACAAGAGGCGAAGGCTGTCGATTTTTCTCCAGACATGTGGGCCGCCATCAATGGTGGCTGGGGGATGCCGACCAAGTCTGGCAATCAGATTTCCGTCAACACCGCCTTGATGACAACGGCCTTCTACAGAGGAGTCTTGGTCCTCGCAGAAGGCGTGGCTCAGTTGCCCATCCAAATCTACAAGTCGTCAAAGGGTGGGCGCGGTTCTGAGCCGGCGCTAGATCACCCGCTGTATGATGTTCTCTATCGTAGGTCATCGGGACTTCAGGACGCCTTTCAATTTTGGCGAACGATGCTCATGCACTCATGTGCCACAGGTGATGGTGTTGCGTTTAAGAATGTCGTCAATGGGCAGGTGAGGGAGCTTATCCCGGTTCGACCGGAGTGTGTGTCGATCGACATAAACAGTCGACTCTACACCAGAACATACGATCTGACGTTTGAGCGTGGTGGCTTCGCTACGGTTTCACAGTCAGACGTCTTCCACCTTCAGGGTCCATCTTGGGCCCCGCACAAGGGGCTTGATCCCGCTGTCGTTGGAAGGGAGGCGTTGGGCCTCGCACAGGCGACAGAGGAAACCCACGCCAGGCTTCACGCAAACGGTACGCGCCCGAGTGGAGTATTGACCTCGCCTGTCAAGTTGACGAAAGATCAAGTTGAAGCATTACGGAGTGTTTGGGAGGCGACATTTTCTGGCGCTTCAAATACTGGCAAGATGCCGATCCTGAGTGGCGGGCTGGACTTCAAGCAGGTTGGGATGAAAGGCGTTGATGCCGAACATCTTGACACAAGGAAACATCAAATTGAAGAGATTGCACGGCTGCTTGGGGTGTTCCCCATTATGCTGGGGCATGCTGGCGATCAGACACCAACATTCGCGAGCGCTGACGCATTTTTGGAGGCGCACGTCAGATACAGCCTCCAGCCGCTATTCAAGTCTGTCAAGCTCGCCGTAGAGACACAGCTGCTGACAGACGATGAGGTGAAGGATGGTTATCATTGCAGGGTAGATAGCTCTGAACTTCTTCGCGGTTCCCTCAAAGATAGAACGGACTATTACAAAACGGCCCTAGGAACTATCTCATCCCCTGGTTGGCTGTCGCCCAATGAAGTCAGAGAGGATGACGGCTGGAACCCGAGTGACGAATCTCAGAATGACAAAATTTTCCAGCCATCAAGCCCGAGCCCCGGTGACGGGCAATCGGGGGTACCAACAACAACGGACACTCAGGTCGCAGGCAATACTGTCGAAGCAAAGTCTACCATCCCGCGCACGCTTTACGTGCGACGGGATCTGCTGAATGCGGCAGAGGTTTTGAAGTGGGCAAAAGCTCAAGGCTTGGTTGATCTGGCCCCGGAAGGAGACTTGCATGTCACTATTGCTTTCTCAACCAAGCCCATAGACTGGATGTTGGCCGGAGATGTCTGGAGCAGTGAACTCACAGTCCCGGCGGGTGGGCCGCGCGTTGTTGAATCTATTGGAACAGATGGCGCCGTCGCCCTGAAGTTCTCATGCGAGGATCTCTCTTGGAGAAATCTGCGCATTCGCGACGCTGGGGCGTCATGGGACCATGACGACTACCAGCCACACGTCACTCTGACGTACGCAGCGCAACCCGTAGATATTTCTGCCATTGAACCATACCGCGGAGAACTCCGGTTTGGTCCAGAAATATTTGAAGAAGTCCGACGCAACAACTCTAAACCACAAGGATAAGGACTCATGGAGTACGGCTGCATTGGGGCGCCACTTGACGTGAAGTTTTCAGCGGACGACGGAAAGCTTGGAAGCTTCGAGGGCTATGGTGCTGTTTTTGGAAACATGGACAGTCACGGCGATGTGATCGAGCCTGGTGCCTTTGCCAAGTCTCTCCTCGACCTTCAAAGAGAGGGGCGGCCGCTGCCTGCAATGTACAAGCAGCATGGTATGTTGACAGGGAATCGTCACGAACCAATCGGTGTTTGGGACGCAATGTCCGAGGATTCGAATGGGCTCTATGTAAAGGGTCGACTTGTCGGACTTGATACCGAGCAGGGCAAGTGGACTTACGCGCAGATGAAAGAGGGCGCTCTCAAAGGGCTCTCTATTGGCTACAAAATCCCACCCCACGGATCAAAAAGGGGAAGTGGCAAACCGGGTGAGCCAGCACGTTACATCAAGTCTGTCATTCTGCGGGAAGTTTCCATTGTCGACAATGCGTCCAATGCACTCGCTCAAGTCTATGCGATGAAAGCCAGGGACAATTTTTCCCCTTCTTACGAAGTAACTACCATCCGTGAGTTTGAAGCCTTCCTGCGGGATGTGGGTGGCTTCTCTCACCAAGCCGCCAAAGCGATCGCCGCTGGCGGTTTCAAGGCAAGTCCGGAACCTCGGGATGAGGACGGGATCGGCGATCACATCAAGGTAGCAATGAGCAACCTTGCAAACCTCATCAGAAGTTAGGAGTCCAGAATGGAACCGAATGAAATCAAGAGTGCCGTGGAGTCTGCGGTCACTCCGGTGATGACGGCGTTTGAAGAGTTCAAGAAGACGAACGACGCGCGTCTGGCCGAAATTGAAAAGAAGGGAAGCGCCGACGTAATCACCCGCGACAAACTGGACAAGATCGAGTCCACGTTGTCGCAGTATGAGGGGCTGAACCAGAAGCTCACCCTCGCGGAACAGCAGGCGAAGGCGGCCAAAGAGTCCAGCGACCGAATCGAGGTGCTCATGAGCCGCCTTCCGGCCAATGTGCGCCAAGACGCGACAGCGTTGGAGGCGAAGACCAGGCATTCGACCTGGGCGCGGGCCGTTGTGAATGCGTATGCTCTCGGTGTGCCAAACCTCGGGGCGGACGAAAGGAAAATCCTCTCTGAAGTAACCGCCGAAGCCAAGGCACTGAACGTCACCACTGATACGGCCGGCGGCTATCTTGCGCCGACTGAGTATGTTCGCGAGATCATCAAGGGAGTGACTTTGATGAGCCCTGCGCGCGGGCTGGTGAGGGTTCGCAACACGTCTTCGAAAGCCATCGAGATCCCAAAGCGCACTGGCCAGTTTGCCGCCCGCCGCGTTCATGAGAGCGGCTCGAAGACTGAAACCACAGGTCTGGCTTACGGGCTTGAGGAAATCACGGCTCCGGAGATGTATGCACTGATCGACATCACAAACCAAATGCTCGAAGACAGTGCATTTGACATGGAGGGCGAGGTTCGCGAAGAAGCCCAGGAGCAGTTTGCTGTGCTGGAAGGACAGGAGTTTGTCACCGGCACCGGTGTGGGGCAGATGCAGGGTGTTCTTGTCGCGCCTGACGTGGGTGAGAACAACTCTGGTTCCGCCACCACCATTGCCGACTCTGACGGGCAGGCGAACGGTCTCCTGACGCTCAAGCATGCTCTCAAGACTGCTTATGCGGCAAATGCGACATGGATCATGAACCGCACCACTATCGGCTCCGTTCGCAAGTTGAAGGATGCCCAGAAGAACTACATTTGGATGCCAGGGATTGCGCAGGGCAAGCCCAACACAATCGATGGCGATCCCTATGCTGAGTTTCCTGACATGCCGAATGAAGCCGCTGGCGCCTACCCGATCGCCTACGGTGACTGGCGTCGCGCGTATACCATGGTTGACCGCATTTCCATGGAGATGCTGCGTGACCCCTACACCCAGGCTACGGCCGGCACCATTCGCTTCATCTTCCGTCGCCGCGGCGGTGGAAAGGTTGTCCTGAGCGAAGCCTTCCGCAAACTCAAGTGCGCATAGGCCTACATCCTTGAGCGGCAGGCAAGTCTTTGCCTGCCGTGCTTCACCAACCTAATCGAAACTTAGAATGGAAGGACGCAAAAATGCGTGACCTGATGAACAACATCACTCCGAAGGCGTGTATCGCGCCAGTTGTTGTGAGTGACAACACCGCTCAAGTCGGCGCCATCATCGACCTGGCGGGTTATGACTCTCTGACCTATGTCATCAACACGGGAGTGTTGGCGGACGCAGACGCCACCTTCACTGTGTTGCTTGAAGAGGGGTCTGCTGCAAACCTGTCCGACGCGGTGGCTGTGGCCGACGCGGATCTGATCGGCCTTGAGGCTACCGCTGGCTTCACGTTTGCGTCCGATGGCGCGACGCGAAAGCTTGGCTACAAGGGAGGGAAGCGCTACACCAGGCTGACGATTACGCCGGCCAACAACGCTGCCGCAGCCCCCATGTCTGCAGTGGCAATTCTCGGACACCCACTCGCCGCCCCGACCGCCAACCCGCCTGTGTAACCCCTGACCGGGGCGAGTGAGTGCTCGCCCCGTGTCGGCTCTGTCCGGAGGAACGCTATGAAAGCTATTGTCGTAAAGCCCTTCAATCTATCGGTGGATGGCATCAACTCTGTCGCCCTCATTGTTGGCGAACAGATTGAAGTTCCGGCTGACCTTGTGAATGGGCTTGTGTCGTCTGGTTTCATCAACCTGCCGGATGGGGGCGGTGTCGTTGAAGAAATCCAACCGGTCGGCGCTCAGGAAGGCGGCGCTTCTCGTGTGGCCGAAGAGGAGATGCTCGTGACTGAGCCTACACCGAGCGCAGTGCCGACGTCTCCACGCCGTCGCCGATAATCCAGGCAGATTGGTCCATGCAGAGAATCTTGTCGGTCTTTAGTGCTTCGTCGACGCAGGATCTGGCTTCACTTGCGTCCGCCAAAGCCAATCTTCGTATCACCACGCCCGATTTGGACACGAGCATCCAAGCTTGGATCAGCAGGGCAAGCGCGGCAATTGCATCCGCATGCGACCGCGTCTTTGGGCTTGAAACTGTCATAGAGACGTTCTTCGTCTCAAGGGAATTGGAGTCGCTTCCTCTCGCGCGCTACCCGATCTCGAACATTAGCTCGCTCACCATTGATGGTGGCACTACGGAAAGCGCGACCGACTACGTCGCCGACAAATCGTCTGGAGTTCTTCTCCGGCTGTCAAGCGGGGCTATGTCGACGTGGTGTGGAGAGAGGGTCGAAGTCGCCTATAGCGGAGGATACTCTCTTTCCTCCGGTGCCCCTCGGGATTTGGAACAGGCGTGTTTGCTGATGGTGTCCTATGCGTATTCGTATTCACGCAGGGACGTCCTTGCAAAGAGAATTGAGGTGCCTGACGTTCAGTCAGTTGACTATTGGGTGGGGGGAGTTGGCCGTGGAGGTGAACTACCACCTGACGTTCTGTCTCTCATTTCACCCTATCGCCGATTGAGTTGCTGATGG